AACCTCTACGAGAGAGATTAATTGGACGCGAATTTGTTGTAGACATATTAGTTATAAAATGTTTTACAACAAATTCGCGTCCAATTAATCTCTCTCGTAGAGGTTTCAGCAAGACCTCCCTATTGTTGGACCCCAATTCATCTAAGATCAATTCTAATAGTGTTAAAGTACTCCGCTTAGATATAGATGAACTCACTGGCGGCAACGTCCAATCTAGAAATTCTCTAATCCGTTTACTAGACCGAACTGTTACCGGACAGGATGCAATTTTTACTTCGCCAATCGCGAATAATGCGCTTCCTGATGATATCTATTCTGGCTGGGATAGAATCTATGAACAAAACAAGTCGAAAATTAACTCTATACTCGATAGAATAGAGATGTCCAATCGCGACAAAAAGGGACCCAGATCAATAGCAAAACCGTGGTCGGAGCGAAAGGAGAAGATCTACTCATCTTTTGGAAAAGGTGGGACATACAATCTGTTAGTGCCAAATTTAGGAATCAACAAGAGACTGAGACCTCTGACCATTGAAGAGGCATCGAAATACCTGAAAAATAGCACTAACTCAGGACTTCCGTTTATGATGAGGAAGAGTTTAGTCAAAGATGACGTCCTTAGGGACTTTGCTACCCTTTATGGGAAGTATCCTGCAGTATTATTTACTCGTACTCAGGAAGGAGGGAAGACTAGAGATGTTTGGGGTTATCCAATTGCTGACACTCTATTTGAAATGAGATTTTACAGGCCCATCCTAACACACCAAATCAAACAACCTTGGCGAGCAGCTCTCAGAAATCCTAGATCGCTAGATGAAGCGGTAAATAAATTAATGTCAAACAATAAGCAACGGGGTCAATATATCGTTTCGGGCGATGTATCCGGGTTTGACGATGATGTTAAGGAGTCCTTGCAGGAAAAGCCCAAGCTTAGCGTAATTAATTGTTATCAGGAGCAGTTTCATGATGACTTGGAAGTATGCTTTGATAGATTTACAACAATCCCCATCGTCACACCAGATGGTATTCTTTCCGGTTCTCATGGAATCCCATCGGGCTCAACTTGGACTAACGAGTTTGGGTCTATTGCACAATTTTCTATTTTCCAGTCCTGTGGTTGCGTTTCAATGGATGATATTCAGCTGCAAGGGGATGACAGCATATCTTCAACATCCGACCCTGATGTCATTTTCGAATCATTTGGTAACGCTGGACTTAGAATTAACCCTGATAAATCAGATGTATCAGATGAATACTGTACTTTCCTTCAGTTTCTGTACCATCCTGATTATCGTACCGGTAATTTAATCGGAGGTGTATATTCTACATATAGAGCTTTAAATAGAATTATATACCTGGAGTCGTTTGATGACATCTCCAAAGAGGATATTAGTGGGAAAGATTATTTTGCAATCCGTACCATCTCTATTTTAGAGAATTGTAAACACCATCCTCTATTTAAAGAATTAGTTAAGTATGTCTGGTCTTTAGATAAATATAAACTTAACGTAAGCGACCTAGGTTTGCGTCAATTTGTGAGAATAAAACGTGAGCAAGAAGGTAAAGATATTACGTTCTCAAATTATACTTATGGTGACGATATTGAAGGAATTAAGAGCTTCGAAACCTTTAAGATTTTAAGAGAGCTAAATATATAATAGATTCGGTTAACACTTTCGTGTTAACTGAATCTATTATATATTTAGCTCTCT